GGTCCCTTTCCCTCATCCAAATTGGAGTACCCTATGGACAAAACGTTCTATACGCTTCATCACCTCAAATTTCCAAAGTCCGAGCTCCATGCTTCTGTGGTGCTCAGAACAAGGTTTTGTGAGGATGGAGTGTCTATCACGCCCGTTCTGGGGTTTCCATACTCTGTCGACATGTCAACGGTTACGCTCCGAAGTGGAACGTATCCTTGGTTTGAAGACTTTATTATTGCAGCTTACGGCTTAAAAACCGTTAATGCAGTAATGGATGAGTTCGAGAAACACGAGTTGATTGGTTCCCTTATGGGATCTGTGTGGGAAACCGTAAAGTAAAACTTTACGGAGTAATTATTCCACGTTCATCGGTCTTACAAGCCGACGTCGTATGACGTTAAATACTACTGCAACCTAAAGGAACTTTCCATGCCAACGATAGGAGATATGACGTTTCGTTCGATCGGTTTAGCAGCTTGTGCTGTGGGTTATCCCGCTTCTATGAGCTACTTTAACAAATCTCGTGGCGTCCGTCTCTACTATCGCACATGGGGGGAAACTCCTGGGTATAAGCAGAAGAGGTTGAAGGGTGAACTCCCTATGAATGCCTACTCTATTCAAACTGAACAGCAGTGGGCACCATTTGGAGAATATCGTACCATTCGTCAGACGTTTCCAACCCCCGCCACGACGTACACCGTTAAAGGTGTTACTAGTGAAGGTGGTTATGATGCAACTGACAACGGGTACGCGCTCTTCACAGCAGCCGAGAATGCCGCCGCCGATGCGAAGGCCCAGACGAAGTTACTCCTTAAGCTTAAAGCTCAGGATGTTAACCTCGCGCAAGCATTAGCAGAGCGAAAGCAAACAGCGAATCTGATTTCGACAAACTGTCGACGACTCGTTTCTGCCTGGAACTTCCTTCGCAAGAAGGATCTAGGTAGTGCACTCGGCGTACTTAATGCAGCTCGTCCGTCTCGTCAAAAATTGAGACGGATTAATCGGATTTGGTACGGCCGTGACGGTCGTTTCCGTGAGCGTGCATCCAAGGATGAGTTTGGTAATGCTTCTTCTGTATGGCTTGAAGTTCAGTACGGCTGGAGACCCTTGCTTGATGACATCTATGGTTCTGCGAAAGCAATTGCTGCTGCGCAGGAACATCAGATACTTCAAACTCGAGTCGCCTGTAGTACTAGGCTATACAAAGTGGTAAAAACTAAGCCGACGCCCTCGCCTACGAACCCGACGCAAGTCTCTTATAGCCAAGTAACTGAGGCTATTATTAGATACGTTGTTTGGTATTCGCAGCCCGAGATGCCTCGGACTCTCTTGCAAATGGGGTTTACAAACCCCGCATTACTTGCTTGGGAGCTCCTCCCTTTCTCATTCGTTGTCGATTGGTTCATTCCTATCGGTAACTATATAAGTTCTTGGGACGCTACTTTAGGTCTCACGTTCTTAAAAGGTTGCCGGAGTAGTAGAACTAACGCTTCATCGAATGGTCAGGCTGTCGGTCGCAAGGATAGCAATGGCAATGTCACATACGGTATCACTACGGGCTTTAAGCGGGGATTCTGGTACAGTAGGACAGTTTTAACGTCCTTTCCGTCACCAGTTGTTCCTTCGTTTAAAAATCCGTTAGGTACCGAACATGCGCTCAACGCGATTGCACTTCTTGTACTGGCATTTTCCAACAAGGGACCTAATGGAAAACCATTAGCCCCTTAAATTAGTAGGAGTACCCTATGGGGGCTATCGCCTCAGTAGTTATCAACGACGGTCAAGCAACTCCCGTCGCTCACACATTCGCTCCTGTCAACATTGTTGCTGACGTTGCGAAACTGGCTGACCGATCCGGCGGAATCGCCATTGGCTATCCAGTTATCACTCAAAGTGTTCGGGCCCCTAACGGGAACCTGCGCACCTACAAAGTGACCTCGCGTGTTGCACTCCCAGTACTGGAGGTTACAAGTCCGTCGACGGCATCCGGCATTCAGCCGGCCCCGACATTGGCTTATACCCTCCTCTGCAACATGGAGTTCATCCTGCCCGAACGATCGTCCTTGCAAGAGCGGAAGAATCTCCTGGCTTATGTCAGGAATTATCTCGCTCACGCAAATTCGACGGTCGCCGTGCAAGACTTCGAGCCGTTGTACTAGCTCGAAGACCTCCATCTAGCAAAAAGGAGTCTTTGTACTTATGACATCTCAGATGCGTAGTACTCGGCGGGTTCGTAAAACAACCCGTAAGGAGGATCAGTTACTGAGCCTCCGCAACATGCGTCTCGCGAAGTCGGAAACGACTGACATTATCCGCGACTTTCTTCAATCTCTTGATTGTCCTCGATCTTTGGCTATCTGGCTCATGTATCAAAGTAATGAACATGATCAGATAACTGAACTCGATTGCAATTCGGAGCACTATTTGTATGTATCAGATTTTTCCGATGCATACATTGCGACTGGTTTCCTTTCGAAGGCGAAATTTCTAAATACGTCTTTTGATCGAGACGAGCGCGCTTTAGCTAAGTTTAAAACTTACGAAGCTCAGTGCGCTTTGACGAATCGTCGATTTGTGGGAAAGTTTTGGATCGAAAACCCAAAACTTGCTGGACTCGTTTTTCGAGCCCAGCGAAAAATCTCACAGATTCTCGGTACGTTTGACGGTGAAGAAATGGTTGGCGGAGCAAATTGGGGCAAGGGTACGACTGTAGATTTAAAATCTTTACAGACGCACTCTATTCCTAAGTTCCAGCATGAAGCTGGGATAACGCGTGACCTTCATTCCTGGGTGAGCGAGTGGTTTCCACTTGCCTATCCAACTTGGTGGGAGTCCATCTCCGAAGATGTGCAGTCTAATCTTCGACGCGAACGATTTTCACTGAGGTATGGGAATGAGGTTATTACAGTTCCTAAGAATAGCAAGATTAATCGAGTCATAGCTGTGGAACCAGGGATTAATCTCTGGTTTCAAAAAGGCTGTGGCTCAATGATCCGACGACGCTTAGGTAGAATAGGAGTGAACTTAAACTCGCAGTTAAGGAATCAGCATCTTGCAAGAGTGGGCAGTTTATCTGACCAACTTGCAACTGTTGACTTCTCTAGTGCGAGTGATTCGATCGCTTTGGAACTGGTTAGGGTTTTATTGCCTGACCGTTGGTTCCAAGTTCTTGATCTAGTCCGCTCCAAGTGCGGTAAATTCAATGCAGAAGATTCAGCTTTTTGGTGGAGTAAGTTCTCCTCAATGGGGAACGGATTCACTTTTGAGCTGGAAAGCCTGATTTTCTACGCTCTTGCTTCTGTGGTCTGTGAAGACCTCAAAGTAAATGGCATAGATATCAGTGTTTATGGTGATGATGTCATATTACCAACTTCGGCATATGAACTCTTTTCAGCACTCAGTACGTTCTGCGGCTTCACCGTAAATAAGACCAAGAGTTTTTCATCTGGTCCGTTCCGGGAAAGCTGTGGGGCGCATTGGTATGCTGGTACGAACTGTAAACCTATCTTTCTTAAAGAAAGAGTTCGCGATGCACAAAATGTTTTCGGACTGGCTAACAACATCCGCGTTCTTGCTCACCGCCTGGTTAGTTTTCTGGGCTGTGATAGCAGGTTCCGTGGCTGTTGGCATCGTCTTTTATCTCGGGTTCCGGAGTCTATTCGATTCCGGGTTTCCCTCGATTTAGGCGATGTTGGCTTCATCTGTAACTTCGATGAAGCTTGCCCTCAACGTGCCCCACGTGGTTTCGAAGGATTCCACGTGTGGCATTTGAGTGTCCGTAGCATTACTGTGCAGAGTGAACATCGAGCTGTTACACTGTCTCGATTATGGCAGCCATCCGTACAAGAGGATAATAATACCTATCCTCTAAGAGGTCGCACGCGACTTGGCGTAAGCCAGTCGCTCGTTCCTAGATGGTACCACTTAGGACCCTGGGTTTAACCAGGTCCCGGGTAATCACTCCCGGTGGTGTGGGAAGTTCTCCCACTTGTTGGTGGC